GTCTAATAATACAACATTAACACCACCAGCGTTGGCACAAGTGTTGCCATCTACAACTAAATTACCTACTTCTAGTCAAAATCCCGCAGTTTCAATAATACAAAGTGCGAGTGGACAATCAGCTGGAATCAGTGGTTATGCATATGGTTATGCATCAGTTGTAGCCGACTCAGGATATTATGATGCTGGTAGTGCCTTTTTTAGTACAAATGTTTCACAATTAACTATTCAACAGATTACTAATGCACTATCTGGAAATACTACTCCGATATTTGGTGCTGTACAGATAAATTTATCTACTTTAAATTCTTTGGTATCAAATAATACAATATTATATTCAAATGTTACACTATTCTCACCTGATATACAATCTGCTATGATGACAGATCTAGCTATTGAGAAAATTTCTACATCAGATATTTCACATGCAACAACTGTTTTAGGATTACCTGGTATAAGTGATGCATTAGCATATTATGCGGCTAATTTTTCAATTAACCCTATTAAAGTTTTTAATCATTATAGCCCAACTGATTTAGTTACTACTATGGGTAGTACTTTTTCGGTGTTAAGTGCTGCACCTATAACAGTAAAAAATGCAACTATTCATGCAATTGTTAATGGTAAATCTGTACGCCGAGGTGGGTTGGGCTTATTCCAAGGATTTAATTCTTGGAATATATACCCATCTAATATGTCAGGATATGACAGTACAGGTAATTATATAAAAAGTATCACTATTCCTGGGAGAGGTAATAATCCAGGGGTCGCAAATAATTCGCAGTTTCCGATTAATGAAATTGGATTTAGTTTAAGTAAACTAGCATATTTAACACAACATTCATTGAAATCCTTATTGAATACCATTAGTAATTTAACGTCAGTTGAATCAAGTAAAGATATAGCTACATTAAATGATTTGGGAGATGAGGCATCTAACGCACTTGCGTTGTTGCCATTATCAACACAATATTCAAGCTCTCCTGATGTTTCAAATGTCGACGTTGCTACAGCAAATGTTGATTTACAAAACGCATACAATGCATATGAACAAAATCCCAATAATCCAGTATTAGCGTCTGAGTTGAATACAGCTATTGCTAATTTCATTGATGCTAATACTATTGGTAACAATATAAATGATGCAATTGACAATGGATATGCTGAATTAGATACAAATATTGTGCCAGTAACATCTACTAACCCCAGTATATATAATCCTTTTCCTAATTTATCTATATTACAAACTAGCAACGCATTAATTTTTTCATCAAATGTTGCGAATACTAGTATACAAGGAATGACTTTAAGTACAGTTATGAATAATGTTACTGGTAATACTAATGTGGTTGCTAGTGGTTCTACAGTGCCATCATTGGTTACAAATCCTACATTAGCAATGGTTACTATTAGTGGGCAAACCTCAAATTTAATAACACCTATTGATGCTAATTCATCATTTAATTTTAGTTTCAATAGTTGATTTTTAATATTACCAATAATCAGCTAAATATAATTTAACTACCATAAAACTACAATTTTTAGCCTATTTTTAATGGTTCTAATAACATTGTAGTAAATAACCATGAGTCTGTTGAGATTTCACAAAAGGAGAGCTATCACATGAGCAAGAAACTCGTACAAGTTCTTGAGTATCTAATTGCAGGTAAGCAGGACAAAGCCAAGGACCTATTGCATCAGGTCTTCATTGAAAAGGCACGCAAAATACACGAAGACATTATGAGCCAAGATGACATGGATGATGATGTCATGGGTGGAGACGAAGGTGACGATTTTAGGCACGATGTTATGGGTAAGCATAATGATCACCTACGCGGCATCAGTGACGAAATTGATAATGAAGAAACCATGGCCGAGGAAGAAGGCGATGAACTAGATGACATGAGCGGTGAAGATGACGTTGATGTCGAAGATGATGACATGATGGATCCTGCTATGGGTGGGGGAGATGATGACATGGGCGATGACGACATGGGTGGTGATATGCCTGATGATGACATGGCTGATGACGACATGGGTGACATGGATAAGGAAGGTATGAGCAGTATTGAAGACACCATTGGTGATCTTGAAGATGCACTAGCTGAACTAAAGGCTGAATTTGATCGCTTAGAAGGTGGCGAAGAAGGCGATGTTGAACCAGATATGGATGGTGATGAAGACATGGGCGATGATGATGTCACCGCAGATGACGACATGGAACCAGATATGGATGGTGATGAAGACATGGGCGATGATGATGTCACCGCAGATGACGACATGGAACCAGATATGGACAGCGAAGATGATACAGATTCTTCAGAAGGAGATAACGATGAAGAAATGGATGAGTCTTGGTTAGATGAAGATTGGGATGATTTAGCAGAAGCTATCGAGCTTGAAAAGGTTAAAGTACCAACAAGCGGAGAAGTAGGAAGCGGAACATTTAATTCAGCAGATGCTAACGCTAAAGCTAAGAGTCCAATTGCAACTAGTCAAACATCACGCATGGGAGCAAAACCAATCTCAGTAAAGGATGCCCCACATCGTAATTACGAAAGAGAAACTGCTCCTACAAGTAAGAGCATGGATCTAAGTAATCGTCGTAAGACTGCAATGACTGGCATGGGTAAAGTTAACAAAGAAGGCAACAACCCTGGTGCTATGATTAACAAGACCAAGAGCGAATTTGGTGCAGACACAGTGGGTAAAGATAGCCCATTTACAAAGCCGATTCGTAAGTAATTTTTAATAAACATAGCAAAAACACCGCAGGAAAAAGCTCCTGCGGTGTTTTTATTAAAAATTACAGCATATTATGCTGTAATTACTGAACTTTACTAAATATTTGCGGCACTTTTATGGGTACCTTATTACATGAGTTTATTAGTTGAACATTTAAATTTTGACACTGCAAGAACAGAAGTCATTACCGAGTCTGATAAAGACGGTAGTAACAAAAAGTTCTATATGAAAGGCATTTTCATACAGGGAGGCATACGCAACCATAACGGTCGTGTGTATCCTGTTAATGAAATACGCAAGGCAGTTGAAACTATTAACGAAAGCATCAAAAAAGATGCTGGTGTTTTAGGTGAGTGTGACCATCCTCAAGAATTACAAATACATTTAGATCGCGTTAGTCATAAGATTACTGAGATGTGGATGGATAGCAATAATGGTTATGGCAAGCTTCAAATATTACCTACTCCTTGTGGGAATATAATAAAAACATTGTTGGAATGTGGTGTGAAGTTGGGTGTTAGCTCACGCGGATCAGGCAATGTTAATGATGATGGTGAAGTTAGTGATTTTGATATGCTAACGGTTGACATCGTTGCAAAACCCAGTGCACCCAGTGCATATCCAGTACCCATGTATGAAACGATTTTAAATCACAAACATGGTCATAAAATACATGAACTAGCCGAGGCTGTAAAATTAGATGCATCTGCACAGAAGCACCTAAAAACCATCCTCACTGGTTGGATTAACGAATTAAAGTTTTAACAGGAGTTGAGTCTTATGGAAAATCAACTAAAAGAGCTTTTAGAAAACGAAGTACTTGGCCCCGAGGTCAAAAAAGCGTTACAAGAAGCTTTCGATAGCAAGATTAAAGAAACTGAAAGCAAGCTACAGGAAGCATACGCTTCTCGTTATGAGCATGATAAATCAGTACTCGTTGAAGCCATGGACAACATGCTAACCGATGCAATTAAATCAGAACTTTCTGAATTTTCAGAAGACCGTACTGCTTTAATTTCACAAAAGGCCAAACTAAGTAAGGCAACATTATCAGCTAAAAGAGTTTATGAAGCCAAGCTAGCCCAGCATGTTAAGATGCTAAACACTTTTATGAGCAAGCAGCTCAAAGAAGAAATAGCAGAGTTCACAGCAGATCGCAAGAGATTAGTCAGTCAGCGCAAGCAGATGGCAAAAGAATTGCAAGCCGTTAAGGAAAGCAATAAGAAGCAATTGGCCTCAAGGGTCAACAAGCTGGAAGAATTCGTAATTAAAAACCTCTCTGAGGAAATTGCAGAATTCCAACAGGACAAGAAGGCATTGGTTGAGCAGCGAGTAAAGCTAGCATCCAATAGCAAAAAGAAGCTACAGGAAACACAGACCAAATTTGTAAGCAAGGCAACTGGTTTGATCGATAAGACTCTTAACGAGGTTATCCGAAGCGAACTAAAGCAGTGGAGAGATGACATCAAGGTTGCTCGTGAGAACAATTTTGGTCGACGTATCTTCGAAGCTGTTGCAGCAGAATACATGGGTAGTTATTTGTCAGAAGGCAGCGAGATTAAGAAGTTGCAGAAGGTATTAGCTACTACAGAGAAAAAACTCAACGAAGCCAAGGCAGAGACTGTTAAAAAGGCAAAGCTCATGGAGCAAGCTGAAGTCAAAGTCCGTCAAGCTAATGATAAAGCCACAAGACTTGAAACATTAGGTGAACTATTGGCACCTTTGGGTCGTGAGAAGAAGGCAGTGATGGAAGAAATGCTCAAGGACATTAAAACGTCAAACTTGAGAGAAGCTTTTAATCGCTATCTTCCTGCCGTGATCAACGGCAACGTACAGAGCAATCCTGGAAAGACTAATCTTTCTGAGAACGCTCAATCTAAATCCGTGGGTATCACGGGTGACAGGAAGACAAAGTTGAATGAAACAACAGTTAGTACTAGTACTACTGAAGAAAACAGCGATTTAGCTTCCATACTACATCTTGCAGGAATTAACAAGGTTTAAGGAGAACAATAAAATGAGCAAGAATTTATTTGAAACTCATTGGACAGCTACCAAGACCGCTCTTTGCGAAGGCCTAAGCGGCAACCGCAAGAAGGTAATGGAAGTTATCCTTGAGAATACTAGAAGGGACTTGCAGGGCAAGTCAGGAATACTATTTGAAAGTGCAACACCCGGTGCAACCAGCGCTGGTAACGTAGCAACTTTGAATAAGGTTATTCTACCAGTAATCCGTCGTGTTATGCCTACGGTTATTGCAAACGAAATTATTGGTGTGCAGCCAATGACTGGCCCAGTTGGTCAGATACATACTCTTCGTGTCCGTTATGCTGATACATTTGGTTCACCAAATCCAGTAGCATCAGGAACAGAAGCTCTAAGCCCATTCCAGATTGCACAGTTTTATTCTGGTAATGGAAACAGTAACTACCCCAAGGCTGCTCCAGTTAGCGTTCTTGAAGGTACTGCTGGTAAGCGTTTGAATATCCAGATCCTAAAGGAAACTGTTGAAGCTAAGACCCGCAAGCTAAGTGCTCGTTGGACCTTCGAAGCTGCACAGGATTCACAGGCTCAGCAGGGTATTGACATCGAAGCTGAAATTATGGCAGCTTTGGCACAGGAAATTACAGCTGAAATCGATCAGGAAATCTTGACTAGCTTGACAGTACTTGCTGGTACAACATTGACTTACGATCAGGGCGCTGTAAGTGGTACTGCTACATACGTTGGTGACGAACATGCTGCATTGGCAATTCTAATCAATCGTGGTGCAAACTTGATTGCTGCTCGTACACGTCGTGGTGCTGGTAACTGGGTTGTTGTAAGTCCAACTGCTCTTACTATCCTACAGAGTGCAACTACATCAGCATTTGCTCGTACTACTGAAGGTACTTTTGAAGCTCCAACTAACACCAAGTTCGTTGGTACTCTAAACAACAGTATGCGTGTTTACGTAAACCAGTATGCTGCTGATGATACAAACGTGCTTGTTGGTTATAAAGGCCCAGGCGAGATAGACGCGGCAGCATATTATTGCCCATATGTTCCTCTAACTAGCTCAGGCGTTATTATTGATCCAAATACTTTTGAACCAGTCGTGTCATTTATGACGAGATATGGGTACTTGGAACTAAGCAACACTGCTTCCTCGCTCGGCAACGCTGCTGATTATTTGGCAGGTATTGGAATCAATACTGCACACTTGAAATTCCTATAATATATAGTAATTTCAATAAGTTACACAAAAATAAAACCCAGGAGAAATCCTGGGTTTTTCATTGGAACATGCGGTATTATTTGCTTCTAAAATCATACATTAATATCTAGTATTAAACAATACAGCAAATTGTAAATTTGTTATGTAATGATTGTATAGTATTTGATATTTTTCAAATTGACTTCTAAATCATAAATAAGTAAAATGAACTATGGGTTCATAAGTCGTTTGATCAATGAGAATAATATGTTAGAAATTTTAAAAAGTTTGATTGGAAATACACCACCAAAACAATTAGGTAATGCATTAAAACGTAATACTGAATTAAAAAATTGGTTAATAATATCTACTGTGAATGAATCTGTTGATATGTCTTTATCTGAACGGGCTTATCTTGTAATAAATGGTATAGATTCTAACAAATGTGATAAAAATAATATTAAAAAATTTATTAGTATTACACAAGGATATCGTTTTTGTGGTATGGCAGGTGTATGTGAATGTGCAAGAGAATCAGTTAGTAATAAAGTATCCGCTAAAAAGCAATTAATTACGGAAGCAGAACAATTAGCTATCAATACAAAAAGAGATAAAACCAATATAGAAAGATACGGAGTCGCTAATGCAGGGCAAACTGAATTAGCTAAACAGCATCATAAAGAATTATATGCAGATAAAGACAAAGTAAAACAAATATCTGATAATATCAAATCTACTAATTTAGAAAAATATGGTGTTGAAAATCCAATGCAGTTAGAGCTTTTTAAGGAAAAAGCCGTCAATGCTGTTAGAGAAAAATATGGTGTTGATAATATAAATCAATTACCTGAAAGTAAAATCAGACTGAAAAAATCTATTAAAAAACATTGGAAGATTAGACGAGATAATTTATATGATTATAAAAAATTAACAAATAAATTTAAGGATAAATGTAATGTAGAGTTTTTAACTCCGCCAAAAGATTATAAAGGTACAACTGGTAGTACCTGGTATAATTTTAGATGTCTAGTATGTACTACCGAATTTGAAACTTGGATTTCGGCTGGCC